TGATTCCAACTCCCGTCCCTGCCGAAAAATGTGCTCTAACTTCTGCGGAGCTAGGACCAGTATATGTAAATATGCCTGTGCCTGAGGCGTAAGCGAGGGAACCATCGCCTCCAGCGTCAGTGACAGAAACCGCAGATCTCGCTCTAGTGTTGGTGAAGTAGATATTGGTTGGTGTTCCTGACTCCTGAACGTTGTCAGTAACCAGGTCGATATTCTGTGACCCATCGAAGCTAACGCCCGAAATGTTGCGAGCAGTAGCCAAAGTAGTTGCAGTGTCCGCATTGCCAGTCAGTGCTCCTGTAATTGATGTGATGTTAGCAGCATCCGCATAGATGTTCTGCCAACGTATAAGGTTGCTACCTATGTCATAAGTAGAGTCACTGTCAGGGAAAACGTGCTGGTTGAATGTCCATGCATCGTTTGTATTAGACCAAAGGATTGATCTATCCGCAGCAGCTTTAAGAATAATACCACCACCATCTCCAGTAGCATCACTAGGAGTGGCAACAGTACCAAGTTCTATATTTTTGTCATCCACCTGAACGGTGGTAGAATTAACTGTAGTCTGGGTTCCATTAACTGTGAGGTCACCCGTGACTGTAACGTCATTAGGGAAAGTAACATCAGTTGGGAATGCCCAATTCATCTCGTTATCATTTACACGAGACGCAATAATCTGATTAGAAGTACCAGAGAATTTGATATCATCTATAACTGAATAAGATGATGTCAGTCTAAAGATACAAGCAGGTGAAGTATCAGCAATCGCACGAATATCATATTCAGTACCAATGGTAGATCCACCACCACCTACGTCAAAGTTCCTGACAACACCGTCAGTACCCTTCAACTTCATAGTGAGGACTGTGTTGGAAGTAGCTTCCAATACCACGTCTCCGTTCTGAGCAGGGGTTAAACTTGTTGGGGGTCTGAGCAGGTTATGGTCCTGTTCAGGTAATCTTCTAATCGTCAGGGACATTATCTACAATGATTGACTACTGAGTTCTAAGGGTATTTAGCCTGTACCATTCCCGCGCTGATTCTTCGTCATTGAAGAATAGCGTGGTGTTATCATAGTAGACTACCCACTTGTCCATTAGGTGATCCCAATGTACATCTTCTGGGAATTCCTCGTGGTGTTCTGTGAGGTACTTACGGTAGAACTCTGGGTTCTCTTTCATATCGTCCTCAAAGTCGAGCTGTGCTGTGAGACGATCTTCTGGTATTTCGCTCATAACTGTACTATAACAACAACTAATATATTTAGTAGTGTTCTTCACCAGTTCCTTCAACATTCCAGAACAAATTACCTGCTACGGTAATACGTTCCTTATCTGTTGATCGATAAGGATATACAGCATGATTTGTATGTGATGGGAACATGAGTAAGTACCCATTCCATGAGCGATCTACTGGGATCAGTTCCGTCTCTAATTGAAATGATCCATCGCTACTATTCTATTGTCTTTCCTCTGGACCATATGGTATATCCACAAATATAACAAAGCTAATGATACCATGATGGCAATGATATGGATTATACTGTCCAGGTTTCTGGAAGTTTACCCATAGATTACGTAATTCAAAATACTGTGAGTGATACCCTCCGTCCCAAGGACATGTAGTATATACATGTTCCCATAACTGAGAAGCAGATGATGCTAAGTAACCTTCTAGCTCCGCAGGAGGATCTAGTGAAGACTGTTGGTCTAAAGCACCAACTAATCTCTCATTATAATTCCAATTCTCTTCAAGTCTACGCTCTCTACAGGCTTTCTCTAATGACTCAAAAATATTATTAGGTAATTGTTCACGATACGCTACCATGTATTTCACATTTTACATAATTACAGTCTGCACATTCCATTTCGGATCGATAACTCTCGACCTTATGGATCAATCTATCATATTCAGTTCCTACTACTGGGTGAGCAGACTTGTAGTAGTCACAGGCTTGGAGTAGGTGTGCTACATCTTGTTCATGAAATTGCATTATGTATCAAGAGCATATAACATTGGTAGATCTGGAGTTCTAGCAGCCTCTACGTATGAGAGTACTCTAGCACCTGGATATATTTTATTTGCTTGTTTCTGTATTTCAAGACGTTGTGGCTTCTGAAGACTGGGAAAGAATATCTGGACGCGATACATTCTGCCACGCCAAACCAACTCGACGTAATAGTACTTCCCGTACTCATTCAAACGTGCCGCTGTCATTAGTTATTAATTACCTGAACTTCTGTACAGTATACAGTAGAACCTGATCCTGTCTTAGGCATTATAGCATACTTTTGAGAAAGTCTAGCTTCAGCAGTACCTGAGAAAGCACTGAACCCTGAACCATCCACAGCAACTGTGAACGTTGTGGGAGTTACAGCAGTGATTGCTTGGTGGGATACATTATAATCACCTACAGAGGAACCAGTTGTTGTGACATAATCACCTACCTTGAATTGGTTATGATTTCCACCTGATCTTTCGATTGTAAAAACTGTTGGGTTAGCAGCAGTACATCCAGTGATACCCACTCTTATGGGACTATCTCCTTTCAATACAACTGACTCTCCTTTCTCAACATAGAGTGTTGAGTTGGTAGCATTAGCATTGCCACCTAAAGCAATAGCACATCCACCCTTGGCGATGTCCACTGCGAAACGGTAGATTCCTGTCTTAACTGATAACGCTGCGCTTTGTGTGTTAGCAGCACTACCCACGTCAGTCGTAGGTCCGTCCTGTACTACTTTTAATACGGTCATGATTTTTTAGTTGGTTCCTGAGTTATTTATCTTTGGAAGCATTCTTTAACATCTTCTGGAGATCCGCTGTGCTCCCTACGAATAGGGCATTGTTCACAGTTGATGGTCCTCTCTTAGCTTCTTCTTTGACATCCTTAGTCATCTTTTGGAGAGTCATAAGTTTGTCAGCAACATCACCTACATGCTTAATTAATTGTCCAGCAACTTCATATGCTCTGGGATGGTCACTACCTTGTGCTACATCTAAAGCACCATCGACTGCCTCTTGACCTTTCTCTATAAGAGAATATAAGTTTGCTCTCGCATACTCATGGTCATCTCCCACTTGATCTTCAGAGATCTTTTTAGCAGGTTTCTTTTTTGGAGTTGGATTGTTTAGAGCTTCAACAGTATTGAATGCTTTATCCAAACCCCCATAGTTGTCATTATCCATAGAAAGAAGTCATCTCATTGAATCCAAAGTCATCGTCACTGTCTAGTAGAGCAGTGTCGGCAGTGGTAATAATATCTATCACAGAACCAGTAGAATGAGCCGCTTGTGTAGTAGCATTCTGTCCACGTGTGACAGTAATACTTGTACCATCAGGCTTGGTCTTAACCTTCATAACTTCATTGTTGATTTCAATGTAATCACCAATGCTGAAGAGACTAGAGTCTGTGACTTGAAGTGTACTAATCTTATTAGTAGCATTAGAGGTTAATGTTAAACCTGCTCCATCACTATCCTTGTCACGCAATGCTTTTGGTTCGACTGTATATGATACACGTCGTGGTGAAGTGACCACATCGGTACCAGTCTTGTAATCGACTTTTGCTTTCTTGATTGGCTTGCCAGTCTGAGTAGGACCAAAGATATATGCCTTCATAGTGAAGTTCATATCAATGGTAGTCAATTTCCTCTGATCAAAGTTACCTTCATACTCATCTGAGTATGACATATTATTGAGGACAATAGGTATATCACGATACTCATTGACATCATCAATAATTTTAATGGTAACATTATATGATGGCTGGAAGACAGGAGCAATCTGCTCTACAATCTCCAAAGCTTCATCATTAGTTTTAGAAAGTATAGACAGATTAAAGTCTAGATTATATGGTACAGGAGTATACATCTTCCTGATGGCATTAGAACCATCCTTCTTATAATCTACATTAATAGGACTGAGTTTCCTAGACCCATCATAGGTAAGTCCAGTCATCTCAAAGGATATACGTGGTAGAGTAATAGCAACCTTTCTATTCAAATCTGGTTGCTGTTCTAACCTCGCTAAGAATTTTTGTCTTGGTCCATAAGCAAGAGGAACTTTCATCTTCTGGTATACCGAACCAGAACCAGTCTCCTTACGGACTTCAATATTATTAAAAAGTGTACCGAAAGCAACAACGCACTTACGGATTACTTTGTTGTATGTGTATGAACCTAACATATCAAGTAGCTATTCCAAATGGGTTTCCTTCACTGAAGTTAACGATATCATCAGCTTCTGTCTCGAATAGAGCACTATCAGAGAACTTAGTATCTGTTGTTTTCATTGCGTCAAAACTATGTATAGTGACAGACGCTCCAGAAGTATTACCTACAAGCAATTCTCCTATCTCAAAGTCATCTGTTGGTGACTTGAGTTTAAGCCATCCATCACTCTTATCCCAGTCAGCAACCATAGCCGTACCACCTGTATTACCACCAGTAATTGTCTCACCATCAGTGAAGTTACCAGTTAGCCCACTAGGTACAGTCTGTATCGTAAAAGCAGCAGTAGTATATCCACTACCAGCAGAGTCAATTACTATTCTTTCTACAGAATCATATCCACTTCCTTCATTAGTTATCTCAACTTTAGTGAGTCCACCAGCCGAGTCGAAAGTAGGAACCACAACGGGTTTTGATCCAACACTAGGAGGAGTAGTAAAATCGACAAAAGATCGAGATATATCATAACCAGCTCCAGGATCTAGTATAGTTAATGCGGTCATCTTACCATTAACTACAGTAGGATCAAGTACAGCAGCTCTGGTAGGATTACTCCCTGCTACATTAGCAACAATCATTTCAGCATGAACTGTTGCGTTAGTACCATCTCCAGTCACTGTGACTGTAGGAGTGAAATTGTATTTAGATCCATTGGTTGTAACTACAGCTTGTGATATAGCTCCGTTTGTAATAATAGGAGTACCAGCACATGATGTACCTGGGTTAACCAAATAGTAGTACTGTACTGTGTATCCAGTATCGATAAGCTCCTCGTCTCCAGCAAAGAACTCTCCACCTTCGTCGCTGTAATCGAAGAGTTCTGCCTTAAGTTTGTAAACGTAGTTCTTACCAAGCTGGTAGAAAGGTTCTTCGTGTTCTACAAATTTGATCTCAAAGTAATTAGATGATAGTGGGAAGTATATCAATGCTCCTTCTTCAGGTCTCTCTCCTACTTCTATATCATCATCTAACAATAGAAACTGTGAGATGAGATTTGAAAATCTTTCCTGAGAAATAACCATAGTTATCTCATCAGTCTGTCTGATACCAAACTTAGTAAGTAAATCTCCACCACCTTGGAACCCATCAAAGTTCTCTAGGTATGCCTCAATAATATATGAGTCATCAAACTGTGAGATGACCTCTTCATTGAAGACACCATCTTTCCGTACGAGCTGTCTGGGGATGTATAGTACATCCATCCCAAACATCTTAAGAAACTCTTCCGTAAGATCCTGTTGTAGGAACTGTTCGTTACGAGTACCGTGTGTGAAGAAAGTATTTCTCATCCAATCATATCCATAGGTGGAATTTCATATGTGCTGATCATCTTATCTTCAAGCTCATCGACTTCTCTCTGACCTTCAAGACGTATCTCTTCACCATTCATAGTAATACCACCAGGCAACTGAGCACCCTTAAACTTACTTAAGTTCTGACCCCACTGTCTCTTAATGAGAGCAGTAAGATATCTCTTGAGGAAGATATCATTGTATAAGTCAGTGTCTGCTGTAGGATCTAATGCTCTCCAGCAGTCAAATACTAGGAAGTCTCCGTCGTTAACATCAGTCTTAAAGTCTAGATCCATAAAGAGTTTATCTCCTCTCATCTGGAATCTAATCTGTTTCTGTCCTTCTAGTAACCAATATATATCTTCCATTCTTCTATTGACCATCTCATATGTTAGGATCTCTGTCTGTGTCAGATCCCATAGGTCATTCAATCTCCACTGATACCTAACATCAAACATGTTAGTAGTATTCTTTGAAGTGAAATCAAATATCTTAACCACCTGAGTCACATGATCAGGCATCTTAATAAAATTATTCTGTGTGAGGAAATCTGTTGCCCTAGCACCTACCTGTGTAATAGTTTCTGTAGTATCTGTAGTCATCAGATCTACTGTAGCTTGATCAAACTTATACTTCAAGAATGTTCTAATGTATCCATCACTGTTTCTCTCATTGAAGAATTGAACAGCGTCATCTACGAGATCATCTATCTGATCATCATCTACGTTAACTTCTAAAACTGGTGCTCCCAGTTTTCTGAGGGAATACTCTATAAGAGCACTCCTAGTTGCTGGTTTTGCCATTAAACTGTATCGACGTTGAATCTCACTCGTACATAATATGTAGTTGTAGGTAACAGAGTTACGTCTCCAGGGAGAGTATACTGTAGTAAGTTAGTTGAGTTTCCTAATGATTGATGTTCAATATTCAAGAAGGTTTCTGCTTGAGAGAACTGCCAGTCAGTAGAGTTATGACCATATCCAGATTTAATACTTGGAGATAGTACATTAATGGTTGGGTTAAACGCTGGAGTAATAGTCTGAACTTCAGGTTGATCCACAACTGGTGTTGAGAATTGAATTGGAGTTGAGTAGTTACTTACCAATCCTGCGTTGTCCTTATACTTGGATTGTACTTGATAGGTTACATTAAAGTCTAATGTAGCAGCAGGTACAGTAAAGGTTGTTAGGTTGATAGTATCACCACCTGATAGATCAGGTACAGTAATCTGTGATGTATCATATACAACGAAGTTATCTGATACTCTCTTAATCAACCAGTAAGTAGCTTGATGTGTTGATCCAGCATACTGAGAATCAAACGCACTAGATGTAAATGTTGGCTGTCTGTTGTATGTAAGATTAGTATCAGTATCCTCATTAACCGACATGCTAGTAGGTGCTGATACAAACTCAGACTCATTAACAGTCAGAGTAGCAGAATCAGATGTTACTGATATAGCATTACTGTTAGACAGGGCACAACGGTATTCGTTATTAACCGTTGGGAATGGTTGTGTTGCTGTAGTGTAACTTGGGTTAACAGCACCAACAATGTTTGACCAGTTAGCACCACTATCTGTTGACTTCTGCCACTGATAATTAAGTGCTCCACTTGTTATGCTAGCAGCAATAGTATATGTGGCTGTGTTACCCTCAACGATAGTAGCAGCCTGAGGTTGTGTCTGAATAGTAATGACACGTAAGACTGTTAGTACAGCGTAGGTTGATTCAATATCAGCCTGAGCACCTACCAAACTTAGTATACACTTAAAGCGATCGTCATTGTCATCAGCAAATACAAGGGAAGGAGTTTGATATGTAGCAGCAGTTGCTCCAGGTATATTAGTATAACTTACAGAATCATCAGACTTCTGCCACTGATAGGTATGTGCTCCACTGGATGTAGTACCAGCAACTGTAAAGCTTGCTGTTCCACCTTCATTACCAGTTGCGTTAACTGGTTCAGAGCTGACACTATGTGTTCTGTATACTGTTAGAGTAGCAGCGTCAGTATATGCTATGGCATCAGCACCTATAGCATCTAACTTACAACGATACTGATCATCATGATCCTCAGCATAAGTACAGGTACCTGTGGTGTATGAAGCAGCGGTTGCTCCTCCTACGTCAGACCAGTTACTACCAGAGTCATCAGATTTCTGCCACTGATAAGTTAGTGTTGGAGTATGATCACTCCAGATAGAGTTATATAATTCAGGATTAGCAGCAGTCTCAGCATGAGCTTGGTTACCACCACCTGAAGGTGTTTCCCAGTTTCCTACCCCGAAGGAAGAATTTAATAGTGCGGTTATAGCACTGTTGGCTACAGTACCAGCACAAGTAAAGTTAGCAGTACCTGTCTCATTAGTTGAAGTATCAGCTGGATGAGATGTTACTGTTACCTGTACAGTTTCTACTTGTAGTACAGCAGCAGATGATATTACATTAGTAGCACCAGCCGCAGATAGGAAGCAACGATACTGATATTCATCAAACTGATTAGTTAACGTAGGAGTGGTATATGTAGCACTTGTAGCACCACCTATATTACTCCAGTTATTACCATCATCAATTGATAACTGCCATTGGAATTGAACGTCACTATTATCTGCATCAGATAAAGTAGCAGCAACAGTAAAGTCTCTTGTACCACCTATAGATCCTGTTTCATTATCAGGTTGATCTGTAATGGTTATAGTTCTTGTAACCGTCAGTTGGACGGAGTTGGATATTACTTCAGCAGCACCAGTAGCATTAGCACGTACTCTGAAATAGTCTCCATTATCAGCATCAAATGACGCTGGTGGAGTTCCACCTTGATCATATGTTGTAGCTGTAGTAGTATATGAAGTTGCTGTTGATCCTGATATTACATGCCAAGTGGTATTATCTTCTGACTTATCCCACTGATATGTAACAGCAGCAGTATCAGCAGTGCTAGCAGCAACTGTAAAGTTAGCAGCAGCAGGGGCAACTGTAGAAGCAGGTTGAGGTTGAGTGTCAACTGTGATTACTCTGATGACTGTTAATGTAGCAGCAGAGGTAGTTGTAGTACTTGCTGCTGTATTGGAATTACAAATACATCTGTACTGCCATCCGTTGTATGCGTAGTCATCATCAACAGTTAATGTATCTGTTGTCTCACCACTGTGTCCACCAAGACTTGATATATTACCCCATCCACTTCCTGTACTATACTGCCACTGATACGTGACTGTAGATCCATCAGAAGATGAAGCATTTAAAGGACCAAACTGAGCATTGGTTCCAGCTCCTGCCTCTATCTGAGTAGATGCTGGTTGGCTACCAACGGTAATAAGAACACCAGTTCCTTGAGTTGAGAAGACATACTCTTGACTGTCACCTGTAGTATCTTCGGTTACAGTTATCCAGAAGTATGAATTCTGATAGCTTGAAGTTACAGTACCACTAAGAACACCAGTTGTACTGTTAAAAGAAAGTCCTGTACCACTTAAACTGTCTCCAGATAAGGTATATGATCTATCAGTAAATGGTTCGCTAGTATCAGTTCCTGTTAGAGAACTTATGCCAAGAGATGCGTTTACACTTGCGCCATTAGCATATCCTGTACCAGCAACGTTGAATGGTTGCATGCTAGAACCAGCAGATCCATATGGTCTACCGTTTAACCAATGTGCTGGATGACCAGAAGCATTAACATTAAATGCTAATACATCACCAACAGTTGCGTTAATAGTTGGATCATCACCACTCTCACCTGGCTCAGCAACAATGATCGAACCGTACATATCAGCATGATGTTGACACTGATAGTAATATGTTCCTGGTGTTACTCCAGTTGTATTCCATACTACGTTTCCAGTCTCAGCACCTTGACCTGTTACACCAGTAGAAACTTGATCTCCAGTACCAGTACCAGCAGTTGTTTTGATAAGGAATGGATGACCACTTGCGTTAACTTGGAAAGTTATTGTATCCCCGACCCACGTTGTTACCGTAGGATCATTAGCAGTACTATGAGTTGTAGTTCTATCAGTACCACTTATAACATAATCAGTACTACCACTATTAGTTACTGTGATAGTTTGAGATGCTATAGGTACTCCCTTCTCAAGGAAGTGATAAGCACCATTTCCAGCATCAGTTACATCCCATGTTCTAATAGCAGTACCACCACTACCTGTTAGATTGACAGTAGCATACATCTCTGTATGGTACTGACACTGTATGTAATAAGGTGTTTGGTTAGAAGGAAAATGTCCTGTATCAATCCATAACAGTCCACTCTCTGTTCCTTGTCCATCAGCATTAGAAACGATGTCACCTCTAGATGTGGACCAAGTCTTAGATAGACGGATGTACTTACTGAACATCCCTCTTACTCTGGTTAAGAGATCATCAGTTGATTGGAAATCAAAGTCAGCACCTGAATCAACTGGAAGTTGATTAACGGTACGACCTGTGTGACCTGACTCTTCACTGTCAAGTTCAGCATATAAAGCTACGTTAGCAAATGTAGGACCATCTGTTATCTCATGGGTGCCAGTCATGACTGCCATGTAGTTACCAGCTCCACCAGCAGTTTCGTCTGATGTACCAGAGTTGGTTAATTGAATTGTTATATTATTATTAGTAGGATCCTGTGCTATAATCCCATGCCAATTTCTAGAAGCATCTCCGATGTTTATACCACCAACAGTAGGCATAGTAGGAGTTCTTAACTGAATCTTCTGACCAATTTTATTCAGGAACTCACTAGAGTCGGAAGGGTTATATGATACCTTTACTTGATTACTACCATTAGAAACTTCAAATGGATTGTTTGGTAGTTTAATTTCTCTACAACTGTTAACTGGATATGCTGCACTACTTACAGCACTGTATCTACCAATACCACCAGTTGATCTGACATAAGATTTACATAAAGCAGGTAAAGTACTTGTACTTAAAGTATAACTCTTATCTGCTATGAATTGACATACAATACCAGCAGTAATTGGACCTGAGAATGAAGTACCACCAATGTTGGTGTAGTTACCAGAACTACTGTATGGAGTATTGGTAGTCCAGTTATATCCTGGGACTGTTAAGTGTTGACCTGGAGCAGTGGTTGTACAACCTGATCCATAGTTAGAGAAGTCTGCCCAGTTGTCATTATAATCTGTAGCACCTACAGATATGGATGCTATGTTTACATCAAAGATGTTTACGTCACCATCCTGATAACCTGATGATCTAGCACCAGCTTTAAATCTTGTCTGTAAAGGTCCAGCGAAGTTATCACCAGAGTCTTTGAAACCATTACCAGCAGATCTAACGAGAACTATATTATTATCTACTACTTGTTTCTCTGTCTCGTCATATAGTTCGATGTCAAACCCTGCGTCAGTTCCTGATTCGTTTAACTCTATGTACGGGAATGAACCACTAGGAGTCGTAGGACCAAATGAAGCATTAATAACTGCTGGACGAGTATTTCCTTTGTAGTTGGCGTGTCCTGAGTCATTGTGATCTATAACAGCTTGATAAGCATTCATTATGTCAGTTAGGTTTCCACTACCTACTGAGCTAAAACATTTCAGAGCATATACTTTGATCTTTCTTGCGACACCTGCCTTAATACCACCAGCGAACACAGCACAATAAGTCCCGTGCCCATTATCATCATCATTGGAGTTGGCCGTACCATTGACTGTATACCCTGAACTAAAACCTGTTACTTCATACACTCGGTATGACTGTTGTTCTGATAAACCATTAAGGTCTGAATTATTAGTTACATCGAAGAGCTCTGGATGGAGTCCGACATTGGTCCCAGTCGGGCGCGACGCTCCTCTAACACCAGTATCAAGAACGTACAGGTCAACACCATCAGCCTCTTCTGTAGAGTAGTAATTTCCATTCAGATAACTCCTATTCTGTTTAGTGATTCTATCAAGATGCCAGAAGTCATGTATACAAAGACAACCATATCTTAGAGGACTATCGTCATAACAACCGTAGTCAGAGTTACTTCCGTTATACCAGTATAACACAGACGGTGTTGTAGCACCAACTGTTATACGTGTATAAGCACCAGAAGATCCTGGAGTACCAGCAGTGCTGATACCAGTTGTCCATTCAGAACCACCAGCATGGATACCGTCTGGAGTTAATGAGAATAATATTCTATGACCAGCGTTTGATGAATCTGATTGGTCGAATGTATATGTACCACCTTCAGCGAATCCTGTGTATGTTGATATCCTATTGTATACACCACCCTGAGAGCTTGCGAATTGGAAACGATAGTTACCACTATAGTTGGCTACCTTTACATAGATGGTACCGCCACCTGTAGTTGTTACTATTCTTGTCGATTTATTATCTGTATCTACTTCTGAATTAGTATCATTGATGACATTAAACTCTCCATCACCAGATACAAAATTCTCTACTGCTGGTTCAGCTACAGGATCTACCTCAAATGGCTTATCATAAGTAGCACCAACTACGTATGGCAATCTGCGAATACTATCTATAGAGTCCTGGTCCTCACTGGGAGCCGTGAACTGTATGGTTTTAAATGTTCTAAAGGAACGTACAAACTCTAAATAACTATGCTGGCTGATGATGGCATTCTGAGCACCATCCAAAGTTGTTGAGTCTGCTACCTTTACTAAAAGGGATGCCATCTATATTGGGTCAGTATTATCCTCTTTTGTATTTATAGAACAAATGCCTGGAACAATCCGAGATAGAAACGCACCGATAGGTGAGTACAGAACTAGAGAGCATCTATGGTCTAGAATGGATGCCCCTTTTGATGGAACCCCAGAGACAATTCCACATGAGGTTGGTAAAAAGTATGAAGACAGACCCATCATGGCGATAGGTACCACAAAAAATATTTACGGGAAGAGGTATTATCTCATAGTACAAGGAGATAAGACCCATTCCCGTCAAAGGTATGAATTTGATGAGAAGCATGATTTGATCTCATCAAAGTTTTTAGGTATGGAAGTTACTTAACTTTCGGTTCTTTCTTATTACCTTCTTCCTTCTCATCATTCTGAGAAGCTAATCTAAGTCCTTCGATTGCTCCTGACAGTCGAAGGATTTGTTCTTCGCGTGTCTTTAAAGCGTCTTTAAGTTCAGCTACTTCTGCTTTAACTTTACTTTGCTGTTCAGTAAAGTCGGTAATCATTTCATCGATGGTCATAAGTTTTCGCCTCTGGTAATACGAGATTCAGCACCAATAACTGAGGTGCGTACAAGGTCAAGTGCTTCGCAAGCACCTTCTAATTTCAACACTTTATTACGTGCATCATTAATTTCGGTAAGATCAATCCTAGTCATGAGACTGGAGTTCTTATCTAGTTCATCTTCTGCTGTCTTCAGTTCAGAACGAGCTTTCAGTAACTGGTTAACAAAGTCATCCCAGACGTTATCAAAGGTCCATTCATTTTTATTTTCAGCAGCTGCTGGTGGAGCAGTAGGTGTTTCAGACATAATTTTTTACTTCGTCTTTGATGTGTTGTTCGGTTAACGCATATGGAGTAGCAAGATAGGGACGTGTGTCATACTTAAGATCCTTGTGAGGACCATCAGCATATACGTATTGCATAAAAGCATTGATGTGCTCTTTGCCCGTATACTTCTCCCTCCAGTGAGGGATCTGACCTGTATATATTACCACATCTCCAGGGTGTAAGTCAATATGTAGGGTCTGCCCCTTCCATTCAAATAAGAGATCCCATCTGGTATCCCTAGAGATTGATAGATTGACTGCTATCTCTGAAGACCTTCTGTCAGTGTGTTTAACCAACTCACTTCCCTCAGTATATATGCGACCATAAGAGTAGGTCGGATGGAGATTCGTCGATAATTGCTTCTCTATGTACGGTTTTAAGTACAAGCTCAATGCCTCAAAACATAGAGGAGAATACCAAGAGAAACATCCTGGTACTGTAGGATCATTATACCCTTCGTTACTTCCCATAGCAAGTAACGCATCTCTCATCAGTCTAAACTCTGTGTATAAGAGTTCAATCTGAGGTTTGCTTATAGCGTTTTTCCAGACTTTCAAGACTGGGGATCTCGTAGTAACGTCTGTCATAAAACTCACTCTCCATAATAGTAGGTAAGCAAGGGATACTCATAGACAATCTCTGAGTACTTGGTTCTGCTTTGTGATATGCTCTGTCAGGTATATAGATGAGATCTCCTGGCTTAAGTATACCTTCCCATTCAACCTCTAACTTATCCTCTTGGAGTTTGTCATGTTGTACACGAAACAATGAAGTTGCTCTGTTCTTATATACAGTCCACTTAGTCTCACCAACTGTCTGTATTATAAAATTGGAAAAGTTATCGTAATGTGCTTTGAATGATCTACCATTACCTCTAGTACCATAGCAATGAATATCACAATTGACATTAAAGTGTCTTTCTATTTCAGAGCATAGTGTCTTGGCTTTCCTATTAACCCTACTATAACCAGTGATAACAAATCCACCACCATCTCTGACGTGTTCATATATAACTTCCTTCTCTTGACATGGTACTGGTGACCAGTATGGTTTGTACATGCCAAGTTGTTTCTTATTACCATCCTCTGCTATCAACTCCCAGAACACATCATCACGATGTATGGAGTTCTCTACATCCTTCCAGGCACAATATGATTCAGATGCCTTTAGGAATCCCTCAACATGAATACATCCATCATTGTTAAACAGATCACGCTGCGCGAAGAAGTCGTTCCACATTAGGTTTTCTTTCAACAAGGTTTATAGTGAGAGCTATTCTAGCATCATGATTCTTAGGACATGAACTGGCATGATAGTGTTTGCCATTAAAGATGAATAGCTTATTCTTTTCTGGATGGCATTGATAAGCAATATTATACTCTTCTGATTGCTTAGTCTCATGGAATACTACAGTAGGTCCATCAGAGTCATTCACATAATACAGACATGTATAGTGATTACCAGAGGCAGTCTCTGGGTAGTCAACATGTGGACTGTTATGTAAGTTATGATCTGGTCTAAACGTAGCAAAGTTCAATCCACATCTGATCCTAGCAAGGTACCACATATGTTGATCTAAACCTAGTTGCTCTCTTATGTAATGATACATGAAAGAGAAGTGAGGAAACCATTCACTAGCGTTACCATCTACCCAAGGGGTATGGTGCATACCTGGTTGACTATGATAAGTCTCAGGTACTTCCTTCCTATCATAAGGAGCAGCAGTAACATCATCTAACCAGTACCAAGGGAACTGGCTGCTAGTCATGATGTCATGAAGTTCATTTGCTAAAGAATCAGGTAGGAAGTTCTTTACTTCTTTTATCTTTAAGTCAGCTATCATCTTAAATTAAATGCTAATGATATTCTATCCTTCTCGGATAGGTTTGCTTTAACGTGGTGCTTAACCCATGCTGGAAATATTATAGCACGATTCTCCTTAGGTTCATACATCCACTCAGCACTACTATATCTAGTCTCATTGGGAGCAACCGTTCCTAGAGCATAATCATTATCTCTAGTAAAGCATAAAGCACCTGAATCCTTAGGAGCTCGTACATAGAAAGACCCTGACAGCCTTGCTTCTGGGTGAACATGTACTGAGTTGTAAGAAAACTTAGGATTTATATTAACCCATAGATTGAAAACCTTAGGGTCACATGGTATACCTAGATCCTTAGCCCAGTGAGTTGCTTCTTTATTGATCCAGTCTATTAAAGGTGTTAAAGGTGTATCATCAAACTCATTGATGTCATCGGATTGCCATCCACCAACGTTTGATATAACTCTACCATTAGAATCATCCTTCTGTCTGTAACACCAGTATTCTATATCAGAGAGATTGAAATCTAAATCAAACCCCCATACTGGTGTTGGGAATATTTCGTCTACGAACATTAATAAGGTTGCTGTCCTACAAGTGGTGATTTAAAGACTCTTGCTAGGGACTTATATTTGAATCCAAAGCAATGACTCCATCTCCATTTTACACTATCAGCGATATAAGGGCAATGGGGTACGTTACCATTATAGATTGTCATGGTACCATACTCACAGGGAGCACTAGATTTCTTTATGAATCCCCAATGGATCGCTTCTTTAGTTGATAGATTTTCCCACTGCTTGATGTGATTTCTTCCGTCTCCAACCCACTCGTGCCATTCTTTATACCTGTGGTGACGTTGATCGAGTTGGAAATCAAACCTTCCTTCTTCAATCGCTCCTTGAAACTGGTAGAGATTTGTTGCTGTTTCTCCTTCGTCATGTTTAGACAACCATAGATTACCGATCCACCCCTCATCCACTGGGAAATCTACATGGGGTATTCTTGAATGACATACTGGACGACAGTCATCCTTCCAGTATATATTGCCCCACTCTGATAAACGTTCATCAATGAACTCTAAATCTCTTCCCTGTTTAAAGTGTTCCTTAATTACAAATGCTCTAACCTCTTCACATAACGGTTGTGTTATCCAGAAAGGTAAGTGATGTACCTGGAAAGGATTGTGATCATGAGCTTTATCCTGATTGTTAACATCTTCTATAGGATAACAGTAAGCAATATTCTTAAACAGATCTAACCCACCAGGTTGGAATATATCATATACCTCCCAGAACCAACTGTGGAACTTAAATTTCCATTCTTCAGCAGGTTTGAAGATAGGATGGTTTTCTAAATATTCTTCTCTTGATATAGGAAGAACATTAAAGCAATCAATCGTGGCCATAGTAATTAAATGACATAGCAATACGTGGACCTACCCTACTAGGTTCTACTCTGTGTCTAACCCATGAGGGGAACAGTATATATTCATACTCTTCAGCAGGGAACTCAGTTGATATGGTAGAGGTACCTTTCATACCACCATAGGGTTGCATCCTTAAGATATAATCTAATGGATTACAGAATCTAATGTTAGATGAACCAGATGGTTTCTTGAAATAGTATACACAGGATACCTGACACTTACCCCACCATCCATCATTATGACTGTGCTCTACAGTTGAGTCACCAGCGAAATGCTTATTAGCCCAACCATCATGACAGTCAATAGTCATCATCTTTTTATACCCTAAGATATTAACCCAGTAATCTCTAGCAGCATATGTCAATGGTTTCATCAACCATTGCATCTGTTCTTTTTCATGTAGAGTTAGATCCTGTGGTCCTGTAGATAGTCCTGTTTCTCCTTCAAACTCTCCTAACTTCTTATCAAGAAATAATCTATTCAACAAATCTTCAGTCGCTGCTTCATCATATTCGGAAGGTATGATCCTTCCCTTAGCGAAGGGAGTAGAAAATAAAGGAACTATATTATCCATTCCAAAACTTCCTCAATATCTTATTAGTCTTCAACTGTCTACCAGTTACATTGACATTCTCAGGGAACTCATTATAAGCTGTATACATGAACTCCTCTTCCAATCTATAATCCTCTTGGGTAGCACAGTCAATACTCATATCAATACCACCCTCTAGCATCTTTCTAGACATAGGGATATAACAAGCAAGTGGAGTACCTGCTTTAATACATTCATCTCCTTCCATCACGTGCCAGTGGAGTTGGACATTGACTTCATAAGCAGAACGTGGATCGAGAATACCAGATATTGCTGTGAAGCGAGTCTCATTAACGAATGGTACTTTTGTTTGGAGGAATACGATGTCATCGTCTGCCTGTACACGCCAAGTTGTATTGATCTTTATGACCTGATCTATTGTCTGATCCTTACTAGAATCCATCAACCACTTGGATACATTCTCATCATGGAGTACAACATAGTCTGATCCAGGTGGTGCGAATGGAGTAGTAGTGAATAGTATACTATGACCATCTCCATTGGTATGTACCTTGAAGTCAGCAGGAGCATGAACTATGTATCCAGTCCTCATGATCTGATTGATAGCAGGACACTTCCCAATAGAACTAGGGAACTGATGCTGACCCATGATCAGTTTATTAAAAGGACACTTATTTTCTCTTTCCTTAAAGTCCCTCTTCTCTTCCTTTGTCCAAGCTCGTGTCATCTCACTAGCTTTAGTTACAGGGTACAATGTATGGACACCTGATGCTAGACTAAAGAATCTTGCTTTTGGTTTCTTTCTGTTAAACATAGATATTGTTCTTTAGGTAGTCATAATGAACTGGCTGTTCCTTAAGGTATTTTAGCACACTCTTCTTATATTTCAAATACCTATCTCTAGCGTGCTGTGCTTCAGCAATAGAGATCTCTCCTCTAGCTATTTTATACTGTACATCAGTAGGGGATAGAGGGTGGTAACCCAACCCTGCTGCTATGTAGATGAGACCTCCTAAGTCTTTAGGAGCATTTGATATGTTAAAGCAATGTAGAACCTCCTGATACATTCTAGGTGATCTTACAATTTTGTCAAACATCTGTTCATATGAGACTGGACTGTTCTCAGTATAGAACCTCCAGTAGTCACTGTCGTTCCTGGGTGACAGAGTATAGTGTAATGCTACAAACTCTTTCATAGCCTCAAGCTCATAGCTTACAGCATGATTAAACCCATCAACATCTACCTGGGTGATATGTCCATCTCTACGTTCAAACGCATCTACCAGTCTAAGTATATTCTCATGTGTAGTAAAGAGCCCAGTAGATTCTAATGGTTCCAAGAAACCATATGACAAACCAATACCAATAACATTTTGTACCCAACCCAAATGTCTCTTACCATGTGGGAATTTAATATGATCTACCTCACCATACCATCCAGTCTCTTCTCTGAATAAACTTTCAGCATATTCCTTATTACAAAACTTATCAGAGTATACGAATCCTTTACCAATACTATCCCATAAAGGAATAGTCCACAGCCACCCATACTTCAATGCTTTACCATCAGTATAGTTCTTCATCTCCTCTCTCTTGTCCTTGTAAGGGACATGAGCAGCAACAGCACTGTTGTTAGGTAGATCACTAAACTCGTAGAATGGTGTACCTAAGAACTTACCCAATAGGAGAGAATTGAAACCTGTACAATCAATAAAGTAATCAGCTTCGTACTGATCACCCTGCTTATCAACTATAGCAGTTAGCTTATTTAAATCTCTTTTACAGTCAACGATCTCAGCATATGTATGTTCAACATTCTGACATATATTATCTCTCAACCAACCACCAAACTTAGTAGCATCAAAGTGGTAAGAGGTATCCCATCTTCTTTTAAAGTTACGAATATAGTCATCACGATCTACAATTGTATTAGTCTGTGCTAGGTAACTAATAGGATTATAGAACTCACAGAATGTAGTATCTGGAAATATATCTGGCATCAGATGATGTAGATAATACCACATTAAAAAATCACCATCTGTATAGTCAGTGTCTCCGAATGGGTATTGGAAGACATCACCCTGACCTTTCCAGTTGGTGAATTGAATTGATAGCTTATAAGTGGCATTACACTCAGGCATCCAGTCCCGATCATCAATGCCAAGACAATCTAGATAACGATTAAAATGTCCAAGAGTAGACTCACCCACACTCAAGGGTTTCTTGAAGGGGTGCTCTATTAATTGTATTTTATAGTGTGGAAATCTTTTAGCAAAAGCAGCAGCAGTCATCCATCCAGACGAACCACCACCAACAATACATATTTTACGCGTGTTCATAGTATGGGTGATCGATACCAGCTATGGCATCGCAATAATAAAATTCTTCAGGAGTTGGGAACTTGTCGATCTCACGATGGATATCGGCATGTAAATCATATCCTGATTCTAACTTCTTGAAGGAAGTTACGTCAAGTTGATTCCTTCTCTCAAGGTAATCAGTTGTCCACCCCGTACATGGACTGTGCCTGTGACCAGCAGCAATATAAGAATTACCAGCTAGCTTATCAAATTTCCAATTGTTAATCTCATCAGTCCTCAATGGGAACTCATCACCTGGGAAAGGTTTGTGCTCATGTCTTGCCATACCATCAAGGTACTCACACTTGCTACTAATGTAATCCCAGTATGGTGTATCATCTTTAGTGGTCATGAAGAAATGATTACCCACAAAGTGAGCAAAGTTACCGAAGTGCTTACGACAACGGAAGTTATACTGTGACCTGATTAAACTATTAACCTTACGATTCTCATGCATTGACAGAGCATCTGCCAAGAAGATAGCAAAGTTATGTACACTCAGTAGTCCATTAGATTCTAATGGTTCTATGAACCCACCAGAGAGTCCAATACCTACAACGTTCTTATGCCAAATCTCTTTAGACATACCGTTTTTCCACGTAATCAAACGTGGTTCACCTATGATCTCATGATCACCTAGGTGTGCTTTCAGTTCTTCTAAAGCATCTTCATCAGATGTAAAGGAACTAGCAAAGTTATACCCAACACCTAATCTAGATGTCAATGGTACATGCCATACCCAACCATTATCAAGTGCTGTACACCTAGTATGGTTTAGCATCTCCTTAGATCTATCTTGATACTTAACTCTACAAGCCCAAGCACGATCGTTAATAAGGAATGGGAACTCTTCCCATTCAACACCCATATGCTCTCCTAATAGGAGAGATCTAAAACCTGTACAATCGATGAATAGGTCAGCCTCATACTTCATATTAAGTCTTGAGATCTCACCATGTTCATTCTTTTCTACGTCTGTAATGGTGTCGTAAATATGCTTGACACCACGAGGAAGACAAAATTCTCTCTTAAGATACGTGGCAAACTTACTAGCATCCAAGTGATACCCTGCGTTTGCTTTGTAATCAAAGCTTGGGAAATCATCAGGTACAACTAAGTTCTCCTCAATGACTCTCCAGTAAGGTACCATCCACTCAGCAAATGACTTGTCAGGTTTATGACCTGTCACATAGTCGTGGAAGAACCATTCTAGTATGTCTGAGTTGGAGTTCTCAGGGGCACCACCATCATAGAAAGGATAGTGGAAATCACCATACTCACTGAAGTTCTCAAATTTTACACTATACTTATACGTTGCTTCACACTCATCCATCCAGTGATCAGCAAGACCTAATTCACGAGTCCAATCTTTAAAAAATTGAGTAGTAGATTCCCCTACCCCTATAGGTGGGATATCTTCTGACTCAATTAAAGTAATATCTAGTTCTGGATGAAACTTACAAAGAGTAGCTGCTGTCATCCAACCAGCGGTGCCACCACCTACAATACAAATTTTTTCAACTTTCATGATAAAGGTTAATTACTATCCAGTGTATACGGGTCTACCTGTTACGGGATCTGGTCCCCAACCTGGGTCATAAGTCGTAGCGTTCTTAAAGACAGTTACCTTCTGACGCTTGTTGGCAGGAAGACTATTCCAGCACGGTGCTTCTTCAGTACCCATCTCAAATTCTTTCTTAGCGGCATAGAAAGTAGCATCAGCATCAGCAGCCGACTGCTTAACTATGTTAGCTTTGGTAGCTGTAATATGATCCTTCCATGTAGAAGTACCATTCATTTGGTCCCAATACATCATATCGAGTTGATCCTCGATCTGACCATACTCAACCTTGCGCTTCATATCTTGGTTACGTTCTAAGCGATCCTCGCTATTGAAGAACTCTCCATTATAAAGCACCCAGAGATTTGTCACATTGTCGTCATCGCATGTGACCCATTTAATAGGAGCATCATCTCCCTGATATACCTCGAACTCATCACCTACATCTCTGATATCTGTGATGAAGCCTCGGTAGTCTACTAGACAACTTTTAGCCATGTTACTAATAAATCCTAACTCTATTTAGATAAATTCCATAATGATAACCGCACCAGCCATACCATTAGCACCTTGATACGATCTTTGATAACCGCAGTTACCTCCCGCACCTCTAGCACCTTTAAGCTGATTGCTTCTTGCACCCTGTGCCCAGTTACCGTGTGTACTGAGCGTTCCTCCACCAAAGAAGGAAGCACCAGCGAAACCAACATAGTTAATATGTCCTGTTCCACCACCACCGTATATATTTAGGTTACCACCTGAACCTACTCCTCCAAGTCCACCACAGTGCTGGTATGTTTGGTTAGCACCTAGTCCACCAGAGGCAGACAAGTAGTTCCCGAAGGACGACGTATTACCCCCGCCACCATTTCCAGAATAGTATGTACCACTTCCAGAACCTGATCCGACAGTACAGTATACACTTGATATACCACGTACGTCAAGAACCTCTTCTGAATAACCACCAGCACCAGCAGCCTCAGCATGACCTGATCCACCGCCACCGCCACCTACGACACGAACGATTACTCTATTAACGCCAGTAGGTCTGTACCAATATCCACTACTATAGAAAGTCTGTATACTCGAAGGTCCAAGATATTGGAACTCCGCTGTTGAATTATTACTTACTAGAAACTTACCTCCTTGATTGAGGGGAGAAGGTGGGATAGAACTACTATTCAGAGTTGTACCACCCAATGATAGATTATATCCATCGGGTATTAAAATCGCATTTCCCGACGCTGCGTCGAGTTCGTTACAGTATACGTTTGACATAGTTATCTAAAGTTCCAGACACATACGATACCTTGCATTCCTCTAGCACCTCGTCTAGAAGTGTGGTATCCAGGAGATCCACCAGAGCCTTGAGCAGCCCTGTATTGGTAGTTATAAGCATAGTGTCCTCCACGAGGGTGTCCACTAGCACCTGATCCACCGAAGAATGAACCACCACCTAGGTTACCAGACCAATATTCATGACCTGATCCACCACCACCGTAGATATTTAGGTTACCCCCTGAGCCACTCCCAGGAAGTCCACCACAGTGTTGATAATTACGATTGGCACCATTTCCACCACTGGCAGACATATAGTTACCAAAGGATGTTGAGTTACCGTTAGCAGCACCACCAGAATAATAGGTACCACCCCATGATCCAGGCTGTCCTACTGTAACAGATATAGATGAAACACCAGTGACATCAATCAGTTCTTCTGCGTATCCACCAGCACCGCCAGCTTCTCCTACACCTGATCCTGCTCCACCAGCACCACATATTCTAACAAGAATTCTTTTTACTCCAGTAGGTCTTGACCATGTACCATTAGATGTCCATACCGACATAGAGACAGCACCATGATCTTCCCAGTTACGAGATGATCCATTACTTACAAGTATCTTACCATTCTGCCCACTAGGAGATGGCATGACACTACTAGCATCTAGGTTCTTAGAACCTAAACGTAACGTATAACCACTTTGAATGGTAACGTTTGACCCTGACTGGGGTCTCAATTCATTGACTTTTAGTAGAGACATCTCTTATTTAAATTCCCAGACTACTACCATACCATGTTTTCCTTCGGGACCGAGGTATGATCGGAACCACCCGTTAGCACCTCCAGATCCAGGAGCACAACGGCTCTGATGGTTTCTGGAATAATCACCACCACGGGGATGACCCCTAGCAGCAGAACCACCGAAGAATGAATATCCTCCAGTACCATTTATACGACCGTGACATGTACCGCCACCACCGTACATATTTACATCACCACCTGAACCAGTACCACTTATGCCACCACCATGTTGGAAGCTTTGGTTAGCACCATCTCCACCAGTAGCAGAACAAAAAGCACCAAATGAAGTTGAAGTACCTGCTCCAGATCTACCTGAATAATAAGTACCAGATCCACCTGATCCAATAGTAACTCCAACAGTTGAAACACCACTTACATCAACAACCTTTTCAGC